GAACCTTTAAATGTAGAGACTATAGGTTGTAAATACTTTCATAGAGATGTTAAGAATACTGGAAATAGAAATTTATTGATAGAAGACCCAAACGGAGTTGTAAGTAACTGTCCATATCCGTCTTTTATACCGATGAATTATCAGGCAGATCAACTGATTATTGTTGAAGAGGCTGCTGTTGTAAATGACGAACCAGCTAAGTTACCCGAAGGTAAACCACCACAACCAGAACTACCAAAAGATAAAAAAGAAGAAGTTTTTGTAGATTGCCCTGGCAGAACAGATCAAAGAGTAGGAGATTTTCGTAACGAAAAGCGGTTGGAACGTGTCGTAGGCCATGAAAGAAGCGAAGATGGAACTATATGCACCACGATTTATGAAGACGTTCCCTTCAAAGATCAGTACATTCCAGAAGTTTCTACTATTGTATCTACTGCTGTTATTGGCTTGGTTGCTGCCAGTACTCCATTATTACTTAATGCAGTCAAACCCATTGTGAAGCAGATCGTAAAAAAACTGACAAAGAAAAAAGACAAATCTACCTAGATTCTAATTTATGTGTATGTGGTATAACTTGATTTGGTGGTATTGCTACTTCTATCCCTTCACAAATACTTGCATACTTGCCTACGAAAGTTACACCTAAGCTTGCTTGCTCACCGCAGAGCTTTAAACGAAACATGGCAGTTTCTAATAAGGTTTTTTGATATAACAATTCTTGATTTTTAATATTTACCTCTGTAGCTTTCAAACATAATTCTGGTGCTTTTCCTAAAGGAACAGTTATTTGTGCAGATATTCCATAATTTAAATTAAAATTTTCTTTTTCAAATCTAGGTGTTTCTTGTACATATTTGATCTCGCCAGTATCTTCATCATAAATATTTTGTCTTGTCACAGTTTCTTTAGGGGTATTAAATGACCAAGCATCTGTAACGTAAGGAGTAATTGTAAGACTTGGAGAGCTACATATAATCCCCTGAGACATTCTAAAAACTGGTGTAGATTGTGGAGCTATCATGGTTGCATTATTATTCACTGTACCTTGTGCGTTAGAACTAGGACTTGCAACTGTTGTATTAGCTAAAACCCTTGTAGGGCAAAGGATCAAAAGAATTACTGACCAAAGGTAGTTTCTACAGTGGTTGTTGTAGTGGTGTTTATGGTGCGGTTTATTGTTGTTATTGTGTCGATTCCACTGCCTATTACTGTTTCTACCAAACTGAATGGCTGACCCTCGTTTACTATTTTCCATCTTGGTACACCTTCCAGATTAGGATTTGTATATGAAAAGCTAATACCATTAACTGTTTGAGTAGATTCTGCTGAAGGAATTGAATTGATATAGCCATTAATGTCATTACTTTCAATATTATGCCCTGAAACACTTACTGAGTATCCTGTGCGGTATTGATAGCTGGTGATATTTTCTGTCACTACAGATTGGCTCTGAGAATTTGTACTTGAACTCCCTGTACGAAATGTTGGTATGACTGGGTTTGCGAGGATTCTGACAGGAAATAATATTATTAATAGCAGCCAAAATTTAGTCAATGGTTATTGTAACTGTTGTTTGACCAATACAGCTAGTACCACTACCTCCTGCGGTACAAGTATGAACTCCACTAGACAAACTGGTCATACCTAAATTTCCTGCTGTACCACCTGATCCTATTGTTGTCTGACCCGATAAATGAGGTAATGCAGAGATACCTGATGATGGTGTTATGGCAGATGGTGTGGCATCACCTATAGTTGCCGATTCTGTTATGGAAAATGCAGAACCAGCACTTGTAATGGCCTTGTCAGTTTGAATCAAAGCTGGAACTCCATCAGTTAATGATCCAACATTTAACCCACCGATAGCTCCAGAGGTTGTAGATCCTCCAGAAGTTACAGATGGAGTAATATTGTTACCTGATAATGAATAAGTAGTTCCTAATTTATTTGTAACGCTATATGGCATATCTACAGTGATCTGTGCAGATGTTGTAAATTTCTGCGTTATATCAGCAAAAGCGGCTGAAGGGAGCATAAAACAGGCAATAAGTAGCAGTTTTTTCATTTAATACCCACATTATTGTTCTTATTATCTACTATAACGTCTTTTTGTTTGTTATTTCTATTACCTTTAATTGATAAACCTAGTGAGGCAGTGGACGCTGAAAAAATACTTGCAATAAATGTCGGGTCAAAATCTACAATTTTTTTACCGCTAGGCGGTTCGTAATAAGAAAGAGAAAGCAGTGTTGCACTCCAAATTAAAATACAGATTTTTACAATGGTTTCTACTTTACTCGGTTCTTGATCTTCCATAAAAGGTAACTACCTAAATGTGTGAGGAGATAGCGTTATAAAGCTAATATAGGTAGTTAGCCAAAAATAGCAAATATTGGTATGTTTGGAAAGTAACACAAAAATTATGTCTAAATTTTTTATTGGCTTATTTATCAAGTTTGGTAAATCTGAATCCTTACGTAAAGCTGCCTTATCTCTTTTAAAAGATTTGGTTTCTAAATCAGATAATGATATAGATGATGCAATCGTAAAAATGATTGAAGAAAAATTATTTCCAGTAAAATGAATAGTAAATTTTTAAACATTGAAATAGAAGAGGCACCAGCAGAGTTACAACTTTCTGTTGAAATGCGTTGCAGAGATGTAATGGCTAGTAATGATATTGATAATGTAAAAAAATACTGTACACATTTAATAAGACATCAAATGAAACAAGATGTTTTTCTTGCTTCTGTTCTTGGTCGGTTAGTTGAACTTGAAGCAATAGTTGCAATAGCAGAAATAAAAGAGATGAAAAAACCAAGTTTTTTTAAAAAAATTCAAAAAAGATTTTTTAGATAATTTGATACTGTCTTTGTTTTTCAATAGTTTTTTTCATAGACCAATATTTAATTAATATTTCTAATTCATTTATACGTTTTTTTGCAGCAACTATTCGATCTTTTGTATTCATAAATTAATTTTCATATTGTTTACAGTATGCCTCTAATTCTTCTTTTTTAAAGTCTCTTATCATCATTTTTTTTGTTTTATCAACAAAATAATTATATTCTGTAATTGCTTTTCTAATATTTTCATTAATCCATTTTCCATCTTTGTTTACCAGTTGTGCTTTATTATTTTCATCAATAAAAACATAATGATCCTGACCTTTTAATGTAATATCTAAAAGTTTTTTTTCTAATTCTTTAAGTCGATTTTCTTTTAGTTTTTTTAGCTTTAGTGCTGATTTTGGGTGGTGTTTACTCATTATTAAAACCCTTTTACTTTTACTATTTTTTTATTTTTAAATAAATTTATTTTAGAACATTTGCCATTCATAGTTGCAGTTTTCAAAGCCTTTTCTGTTGCATTTACAGAATTTTTTATATATCTTTTCTCCTCTTCTAGTTCTTTTTTTAAACTGCTTATTGATCTAGTAATTCCATATAAAATATGTTCACTATTAGTTTCATGGTTTTTGATATGTTTTAAGCCTTCATTTAATCTTTCTATCTTTTGTTTTGGTGTTGTTTGTTTATATTCCTCATTGTATAAATCAATAAAACTTTCTACATTCCATAGGTCAGATGGCATTTTAATTGTGTAGTCAATCGAGCCATTTTTTCTCATGTATGTTCGTACAATACCAACACCTCCAACTTTGTTATAAAGCTTAATTGGTTGAGGTTCTATTGTATTTTTATCACCACTTAACCAAAAATGATCTAAATAAAAACCACCTTTTTTTTCTACAATTTTTTGTATTGCAGCATTTCTATCCCATTGAATTACATAAGCTTTGGAAATACAAATCCATGTTCTGTTATGTCTTTGGCTTGTTTCCCAACCATGCCAAGCGACAAGCTTACCTCGTAAGTCTTTTAAACTTTCTCTCATAATTATTTCTCATCTAGTTATCACAACAAGGGCATTCAAAATATAATGGCTCTTGCATTACCATTGCTGATAAAACTAAAAAAGCCATTTTTGTAGGAGGTTGTTCATTTGTAAAAGGCATTAACTTTTCATTAGGAAAATGTAAACCTTTATTAGAAACAATAATTACATTATTTGCTGCACAAGAATCTGTATGATTTTTGTCTAATTGCGAGAAAAGAATACCAACACCATGTTCTTTATTTTCACAAGTATGTGGTCTAAAATCAAACCAATCTAATTCAAAGCACTCAAGACCAAGAGAAAGATGGTCTTGAAATACTGCTACATTATGAGGAAGTTTTGGATTAGATATTTTTGGAAGTGCTTTTGTCATTTATTCAACGTCCTCATTTTGATATTTATATTCTTTGTTGTAGTGCTTTTTATGATTGTTAAATTGTTCTTCAGATAACACTCGAAACAAGTCAAATATATCTTCTGATTCAATTAACTTTGCTGCATAATCTTGATCTTTATGTTTATCACAGTCAATACCAAGATTATTTTTAAATAAACACCAGTGGCCGTTTTCATCATGAAATAATTGATAAACAGCTAGTAAACTTAAAGTTGATTTTCTGTTAGATGTTGATTCATCATAAGCGTCAAAAAATTTAGCTTGGATAAATTCTGATTCAGTTCTTTTCATAATTTAAAAAGGTAATTCTTCTGCAACAGGTTTTGCTACTGATAATTGCCCTGATATAAAACCAGTACCTTTTTTTGATTCTCTATGCCAAGCACTTACAGGAATTTTTATAACCGTATCACCAGCATAATTTTCTTCGCCTTTTTGTGCTGTAATCCATTCAGTTAAAGCCATTGCACCTTCTAAAGTAAACTCAACTGTGCCACTCATATCGGGTGATTTTTCTGATTTTTTTTCAGAATTATTAAAAAGAACTAAACGTCCAGAGAATAGATTTTCGTAAGCCATAATTTAAAAAGATTTAATTGGTGTAATTGAATTTGTTTCTTCCCACGCTAAAACTTGTGGGAGAGCATAACGTATAAGCGGTTGCCCTAAAGCAGTTGCTTGTCGTGGTACGTCATACCATTGTGGACCTTCTGCTTTACCTCGCCTAGTATTAGTTCGCCATTTTTTTATGGTTCTTTGTGTGATGCCGTAGCGTTCAGCTAGGTCTTTGGTAGATAAATATGGTTGGTCTTGTTCTATCATTTAAGTACCTTTAATTTGTTTACAATAAGAGTTTCTAGTTGCTCTTTTTGTGTAAGAGTAAGTTTACCTTGTGCAAATCTAGTTGCAATATTTTTTTGATGATCTGTAAGTTGTTCTTTGCTTTTTGCATTTAATATTGCATTTTTAGCAAGACCAAAAGTAACATCTGTATCTGATTTATTAGATGTTTTTGCTTTTACTTGCTCTCGTAAAGTTTGTATTACTTCGCCTTTATTAACATTTTTATCTTGTATTTCTTCTTCTTCTTCCATATTAAAATCCATATCTGTTTCAAGACCTAAGATCAACTTAATGCTGTATCTTCTTTGATATGTAACAGCACCACCCCAGTTGTGTGTTTGGTTTTTCTTAGGGTTTGCCATATCTCTTTCAGATAAAAATATTGGCAGTTCGCTTTTTATGAAAGCACCACTTTTATGTAAAAGTCTTGTAACTATAAGTGTTTGTCCTGTAGGGCTACAGCCAAAGCCTTGAGAAAGACAAAGACCATGCTTAAGAAGTACAGGTGTTACCAAAGAAAGCATTTGTTCAAGTGGTAAATAACTATAACCAAAAGAACCTACACCAACTTGTTTGGTTTTACCCATTGTTGGAAATTCTGCTTGTGCTTTTTGTAAAGCTTCTGCTAATGCTTCGATAGCTACTGTTTCTGTTGTCATTGTTTTAGTTTTGTTTGTAAGCCCATTTTGGTAGGCTGAGTTTGTGAATTTTTTCTGAATAGCCACGCCAATAAGCATCAGCATGACAGTCTTGTATAAGTCGTAATGCTTCTTGTCTTAGCTTTTTACCTTCAATAAGAGCATCTTCATCAAGCTCGGTAATGCTTATGGCATATGGATAGACTTTTTCAACTGCTATAAATACAAATCGCTTTGCACCAATAGTTTCTAAGTAATGAGCAGCTTGTAAGTGATAAAGAAAGTTTGCTATTGATTTAATAAACTTGTCGGGATTGCTATTACCTTCGCCAGTTGTCTTAAGGTCAACTATAGTATCGCCATTTAAAAAGTCGCATCTTGCTTTACAAGTAAGACCAGTTTCTTTGTCCTCTTTCCAGAAGCTTTGTTCTGCAAAACCATTTGCAAGAAGTTTCTTTGCGATTGGGTGATCTCTAACAGCATTAGCAACATTACTAGCAAGTTCATACTCTTGCGCAGTAATTGGTTCTATGCCTTTTGCTGCCATTTCTTCTGCTTGTGCCTTACCAGCTTTAGTTGATCTACTAAGACAAACACCATACGCTTTTTTAGCCCTATCTGGTTCTAAAGTAAATGCGTGGCATAGCTCACCAGTTCTAAATGCTTTTTTTAAAGCTGGTTCGTGTTCTAACTTCTTTTGTTCGTATTTACTTTGATAAAATACTTGTGGGCAAGTGCTTGTAATAAGCTTCAGATCACTAGCAGAATAAGCTGGATCTGCATGATATACCTCTGCTGGTATGTATTCTGGTTTAGTTTTTGGCATTAAGTTTATCCTCTAATTGAATAATTTTGATTTGTAGCTCTGTTGTTTTTTCAGCTTGTTGAATAATAAATTCTTTGATAATACCTATTTTTTTATCAAGAGCCACCATACATTCAGTGGTATTTACACCAAGTTCTTTTACCATGTTTGCAAGTTCTATACAACCATGAACGATTTCAAGCTTGCTTGTATTTTGTTTTTTCTCTTGTTCTTGTAAAGTTTCAAGAATCTTTTGTATGTCTCTTACCATTTAGCTACCTCTGTACAGGCTGTTTGTACACCAGCAAGACAATCTGCTTTAGTCATGTCTTGTAGTGAAGAAGTAAAAGCGGTATAAAAAATACCACCGACTGCTAGGTATAAGAAAAAGTTTCTCATGCGTTTGCCCTCTGTCTTAGTAAGAATGAAAGTTGCTTTCTGTATTTAGCAACATTTTTTTTGTGCTTGCTTAGCTCTGTAAAATCGCCAGTGGCACAACAGAAAGCGTAGCCGTTTTGTGCTTCTTGGAATTTGACCTTTACTTGGTCTATCTCTTGTTGTAGTTGATCTACCATTTTTTTTGGGGGTTGTAGGCTCTCGCCCTATACTTCAATTATAGACAGGGTTTTCCCTATTGGCTACCCTTCCATGTTCGGTTTGTTTATTGGTGTAACATTTAAGGGTTATAAAATTTTCCATACAACTCTTTACCTTTTTTGTCTCTAGCTTTTATTGCCATTTCTAATGTAGAAAATGAACCAACATAATGACTTTTATTTTGTTGATGTATGCAAACTACATATGGATTTAAAGTTTGATGACTTAGATATGTAATTGATTTATGGCCAGAGGTGTTATTAATACCTTTTAATCTGTTAGAGCTATTTTGTTGTATAGTTGCTTTTCTTAAATTTTTAAAAGCATTATCACTTTTGTTATGGTTTATGTGGTCAATTTCAAAAGGCCAAGGATCTTTTTTTGTAACTAATAACCAAGCAACTCTATGTGCTGCACATTCTTGTTTATTAATTGAAATATAAATGTAACCAGTTTTTTTTAAATAGCCCGCTTTTGAACCAGCTTTTTTATTTGCTTTGTTAATTTTCCAATTAAATACACCAGTTAAGATGTTGTAAGTGAGAAGTTTATTTACAACATCAAATGGTGGCAGTTTTTTTGCCTTACAGTACATTTAATCTGTACCGTTAGAAATTTTCAATAAAAGTTCTTTTTCTTTTATAGGGTCAAAGCAGATGTCTCTTTCTACTGGTAAGCCAAAAGGACCTCTAAGTTCTTTAATTTCTTTCATATCGAAAGAACCAAATTCTTGTTCGTGGCCTTTTACCAAACCCCAAGCAATTTCTGTCTTTGGGTCGTATTCAGCGATAAACCAAGTCCAGTTGCTGTCGGGTGTAAATAGCTTTACATAAAAGACCATTTCTTGTGAAAGGTCATCATGTGCTGGTTGGCTGTAAAGCTTTGGAAGTTTTTTAAGGATTTCTTTTGTAAGTAGTTTCATTTTACTTTTTTATAAAGGGTGTTTAAGTATGCTGTTTGAATAGCTTTTTCTTGTCGTAGGTAGTTTTCAGAAGTCATCTGGCTTTCAAATAGATAACGGTCATGTAATCTGGCAAGTGCTTCTTTAAATTCTTTTTCTGTCATTAGTAAGGATTATCCCAACTTTCATATTGCTTTAAAGAAATGTTGTCACTTTTACACAGTGAGTCTGTAAAGTTGTTCCAAGATTCTCTTTTTGCAACTTTGTCTTTTCTTTCCCATACTGGGTTAAGATTCCAAAGCTGTCTAAAACAGATAACTGCTTCTGCTTTGGTCATGTAGCGTTTTGCCATAGTTTTTTGAGGTTGGGAGCATCTCTGCTCTATATATCCACTATAACTCTCCCTAAAGTGTATGTACAGTAAAAATGTTCGGTTTATGAACTGGTGTACTTATGGTAGATATTAGGGAAACTTAGATTATAATTGAGATATAGGGAGAGATCCCACAACCCCAAGGTTTAAATGAAAACTAAATTTCAAGCAACACACAACATGACTTACATTGGCAAGTTAGATGTTCCAGTTATAGTTCTTAAAAAGACAAGAACAATCTGGACAGTAGCTAATAAAGAAGGTCAGCAATTCTTAGTTGGCAAATACAACGTAGAGGAGGTTAAGTAAGTGACAACTATTAGCTTTGAAACTTGGAAGAACGATTACATCGATGTTCCTTATACAGAAGGAAAAGGCGAACAACTAGCCGAACAATACGGTATCTACAGTATTGATAAAAGAGCAGTTTTTGTAAGAGTTTACAACCGAGGTGGTTATATAGAGTGTCTTAAAGATGGCACTTATACTATGGGTCTAAACTTAGAAATTCTAGACAGCGACACTATAGAACCACTAGAAAAGAAACTTTTTGCAGAACACGATGGTATAAACAAGAAAAAAGCCTAAAGACTTTCTCTTATTAGTTGCCCTTTACAGGGCAGCTTTTTTTTGTATAAAGTGTACAATAAAAATAGTCAGGGAGCCTGATGCCCATTGCAACACGAGGGCTGAAAGCTGTAATGGCAGGGCAGTCTCGGCGAGGTTGACTGATCTATCCCCTGATTATTCTTCTAATGCTACGACTAATATATCTGCACCTACTTGTTCTCCTTCTTCACAATATCTTTTTTTCGCTGTAAGAATTGTTACTTGAGAATCATCTAAAAAAGTAATTCCGCTTAAAGCGTCTAAACTAGACCTTACGAGTTTATCTAAGTCATTTCTTCGAACCGTAACATTTCTAGGTGACCCTGTACGGAGACTGCCATTGGTGTAATAATGAGCCTTCGGCCTCTTAAAACGAAAAGTGGCTTCTACATAACAAGCACCCTTGATAGGTGGTTGTTTTATTTTACTAGCTTCCCTTTTAACCAATTCTCGCCATGGTTTCACTCTCTTACTTACTTCAATCATTCGACCATTACCGATATATTTTTTACTGCCCTGCGGTGCTGCCTCAAGACCATTTACGGAGAATTTAAAAGATGTCATTCAATCCACAGGGGTATCAATTTACCGCACTACCAACAAATCTTAGAGGTAAAATACAACCAAATCAACTAGCAGTACTTTGGGTAATACAGAGCTATGCAAATAAAAACGATCAACAATGTTGGCCAGCTTTAAAGACTATCGCAGAAAATGCTTGTATATCAAAAAGAACAGCACAGAAAGTTGTTAACCAACTTGTCTCTTTAGGATATTTAGAAAGAACACATCAAAAGGGTCGTAATGGGGAACAGGGAAGCAACTTGTATAAAGTTACTGTTTGGCATTTAGCTAATGTACCAGAACCTAGTATTAATGGGCGTGGCAAATCCTGCACCCCTGCAGCAAATGCTATGCCCCTATGGCAGAATATGCCATGCCCCATAGCAGCAGATGCCACCAAACTAGATACAACTAAACTAGATACAAAAGAACTAGATAAAAAATATACTAAAAAAGATTATTCTGATGACTTTCTTTTATTTTGGGAAACTTACCTTGCTATTAAAAAAAGAGCTAGTGGTCAAAATAAACCAAAGGCATGGGCAGAGTATCAGAAAATAATGAAAAAAAAGACAGCACCATATTTACAAAACTGTTTAGAATTAGCAATTATCCAACAAAGACAAACAGAGAAAAAAGGTGGGTTTGCTGTTTGTTTTCCTAATTGCTTTAGATGGTTAAGAGATGAAAGCTATGAAGGATATGTAAAAAATAAAGCAGAAGCCCTGTACAAACAAAGAAAGTCTGATACAACTAATAAAAAGCCATGGGAAAAAGATAAACCTAATGGCCAAGACGTACCCTTTTAACCTCCAATGACAGTTAACTACAGAAGAACCGCACTTGATAGAGACACTACATTTTATATTCCAAAAGTAGAATGTTTTGCTTGTTATGACTCTGGTTTAGTATCTAATTCAGATGGTTTTGTTAATAGATTTATTCCAGACTATGACAGAGATAAAAAAGGAAATATTTGCGGTGGACAAGATTTAGCAATTATTTGTCATTGTAAAGCTGCTTATGAAAAAGAAACTGATGAAGATAAAACCAAAAAAGGTTTTAGAGATAACCATGGAAATATAAATACTGTTTTATCTATTAGAGGAGAACCACAACCTGTTGGGTTTTCTATGGAAAAAGAAAAGATAAGGCAAATACATACAGAGAGAAAACAAAACTGGGAAAAAACTGCAAAAGATGTAAACCAACTAAGAAATAAAAGAGCAAATGGAGAGAAAGTTGAAACACCTTACTACATAGAAGTTGTAAAAGAAAACTTAACTAAGGTCGATGGCTTGTTTTCTTTTCCTACAGAAAAAGCTATCGTAAAATCAATGCAAAAAACTAATGACAAAAATTAACGAACTTAAGTCTGACCATAAAAACGCTAGAAAAAGAACAGACCGTTCTGCGTCTTTAATACAAGAATCATTAGAAAGATATGGTGCAGCAAGATCAATAGTTATTGACGAAGATGGCCGTATATTGGCTGGCAATGGAACTGTAGAAGGTGCAAAAGCTGCTGGCTTAGAAAATGTTCGTGTTATTGAATCAGATGGCAAAGAGATAATTGCAATAAAACGTACTGGACTTACAGAAGATCAGAAAGTTGGTCTTGCTCTTGCAGATAACAGAACATCTGACTTGTCCGATTGGGATGCTTCAATGCTTCATCACTTATCAATGGAACATGAGATTGACCCATGGTTTGAACCAGAAGATTTAACAGAATTAATGGACGATAGGACAGATGCAGAAGCACCCGAAGATTTTAAAGATGTTGATGAAGATTTAGAAACAGAACACAGATGTCCTTCTTGTGGGTATGAATGGAGTGGAAAAGCAAAATAATATAAGAACTCTTTTACAAGAAATAATAAAACCATTACCAAAAAAAATTTGTGTTGCAACATCTGGTGGTATTGATTCTTCTTCTGTTGTTTTATCTGCTCTTGATGTAGGAAAAAAAGTACGCATATATTCATTTACTTTTGGGAAAGAAAAATTTTCATCTGACTTTGAAGCAGCAAGAAAACTTGCATATAAGTTTAACCTTACATTTGTACCTGTTTTTTTACCTTATAAACAAGATGAGATTGTTGAGACTGTAAAACATCTTATAAAAAAAGTAGGTTGTAAGAAAAAAACTGCCATAGAGTGTCTTTTCCCTTTTTTCTACTTAATAAAAATAATGAAAGAATTTAAAGATGAGACACTTGTGACAGGTGTTGCTGCTGATGGTCACTTTGGACTTTCTAAAAAAGCAATGATTCATTATTCAAAAGATGACTTAAAATTTAAAAAATTTAGACAAGATTATTTTGCAAATTTAGAATCTGCTGGCACTAAACGATTAATGAAACTCTGTGAATTAAATCAAATACAACTTTGTAATCCATACTTTTATCCTTCTGTTTTTTCTTTATGGATAGATAAAAATTGGAAAGAACTTAATAAGCCAAGACAAAAAGAAGTTATACGCAAGCATTATCCAGAATTGGATTGTTTAAAAATAAAACCTCATACAAACTTACAACTTGGTGACAGCAAGATTGCAGAAACAGTTGGAAATGCGGTAATTTCTAAGTATAAACCTAATTCAAAATCACCAATTGGTATTTATAACAGAATCGCAAAAGGCATCTATGCCTAAACCAGAATACAAAATACCTTCTATGAAAGAAATACAAGCAACACCATGGAATGGGTTTAAAGTTGCTTCAACATTCTCTGGTTGCGGTGGTTCTTGTCTTGGTTATCGTATCGCTGGATATAAAGTTGTATATGCAAATGAATTTATAGAATCAGCAAGACAAACTTATAAAGCTAATCACCCAAACAGTTATCTTGACCCAAGCGATATAAGAAAAATTACTGCAGATGACATTTTAGATAAAATAAACTTAAAAAAAGGCGAACTTGATTTATTTGATGGCAGCCCCCCTTGCGCTGCTTTTTCTATTGGTGGTAAAAGGGAAGCTGGTTGGGGTAAGGAAAAAAAATATAGTGAAACAACCCAAAGGGTTGATGATTTATTTTTTGAATATGCTCGAATATTAAATGGTTTACAACCAAAAGTTTTTGTAGCAGAAAATGTTGCTGGTCTTGTACAAGGTACTGCTAAAGGTTATTTCAAACGTATACTTTCTAAACTGCGTGATTGTGGTTACAACGTAAAATGTAAAGTCCTTGATGCTCAATGGCTTGGTGTTCCACAGATGAGAAAAAGAACAATTTTTGTAGGAGTTAGAAACGATTTAAACATAGAACCAGCACACCCAAAACCAATTCCATATCAATACTCTGTAGGCGAAGCACTTATTGGTGTTGAAGAATCTAACGAATATAAACATATTGATCCAAATACAGAAACTTATCGTTTATGGAAACTAACAAAACCCGGCGATCAATTTTATAAAGCAGCTTTGAAATTAACTGGGCAAAATAAATTTTTTTCTCATGTAAAGCAATCGCCATTTCGTGTTGCTAATACTGTTGTACAAGGAACTATGGATAAATACCATTGGTCAGAACCTCGCCTATTTACAATTCAAGAATTAAAACGAATCAGCAGTTTTCCTGATGATTTTATTTTGCATGGTAATCTGTACCAAAAATGGGAACGAGTCGGCAGGGCTGTACCACCACTTATGATGGCCAAAATTGCAGAAACTATTGCCAAAAATATTTTAGAGAAATGTTAAAAATTAAATTTCCTTTAAATCCTTACCACGGTATGATTTTTTACTCAACATACGATAAAAGAACCTATGAATTTTTAAAAGATTTTGATGGTTATGATAAATGGTATGACATTACAAATGAAGACCTAGATCCCCTTACTGGATTACATTAAATGGACATACCTACAAACTGGTCTTTTGAAACTTCTAATGTTGCAAGAGGTTTTGATCGTCATGTTAGAGAACAGTTGCCTTGGTATGACCTCGCAACAAACGCAATTCTTCATGTGGCAAGACACTATATACCAGAAAATGGTCTTGTTTACGATTTCGGTGCATCTACTGGTAATATTGGCAGAGCATTAGCACCAATTTTAAAAGAAAGAAATGCACATTTAATTGGCATAGAACCAAGTCAAGAAATGATAAAACTATATAAAGCACCGGGCGATATTGTTTGCAGTAAAGCAGAAACTTTTATTGCACAAGATTTTGATTTATCTGTTTTATTTTTATGTTTAATGTTTATTCCACCAGCCAAAAGATTTAATCTTATGCTAAGACTAAGGGAGAAATGTAAACCCGGAGGGGCAATTATTGTCTTTGACAAGTTAGAACCAATTGGTGGCTACGCTTCAACTGTTTTCTATCGTCTTACATTAGCTGGCAAAAAAGCATCTGGTACAAATTCAGATGAGATAATTGAAAAAGAATTATCTTTGTCAGGTGTACAAAGACCTATTACAGAAGATCAACTTGCTGGCGATTTCATAAACTGGTTTAAATTTGGCGATTTCTCTGGATACCTTATTGAAAAAACAGCATAATGGCAGCTTCAGGCACAACCCAAGCAGAAACAGAATTGCGTGTTGCAAGATGCGCAAGAATTATTGCCAGTGGTGGTAGAAGGTCTGATTGTATTCAATACGCTGCAAAAAATTGGGGGGTTAGTAAGAGGACAGTTGATAATTATTTAAAAGAAGCAAGAACACAACTTAGGGCAGATTGGGATATAGAAAGACCACAGATGATTGCTGATTTATTAGCTCAGTGCAGCACTTTACAGATGGAAGCAAGACGTTCTGGACAACTGAATATAGCTCTTGGTGCAATTAATACAGCAGCAAAGTTAGCGGATCTTTGTTCATGAGTATCCTTGAAACAGTTAAAAAAGGCCATGTGTTATTTAGTGATGGTCTTTTTGATATACCTTCTACAAAAAAAGTTCAAGATAGAATAAAATCAAATTTACTTCCACATCAAGAAAAGTTTTGCGCAGATACAGAACATAGAAAATTAGCTCTTGTTTGTGGTTTTGGTGCTGGTAAAACTTATGCACTTGTAAGCAAATCAATACTATTGGCATCTATGAATGTTGGTCATATCTCAGCAATCTTTGAGCCAACTTCTGCCATGCTCAGAGACATTTTAATGAGGACTATGAATGACTTGTTAGATGAATGGCAGATACCATATACATTTAGAGCTAGTCCGCTGCCAGAATACCAACTGCAATTTAAAGAAGGCATACATACAATTTTATTAAGAACTATATTGACCTACCAAAGATTGCGTGGCCAAAACTTATGTGCTGTAGGTTTTGATGAAGCAGATACGGTAAACAAGAGAGATGCAGAACAAGCAATGAATATGGCACTTGCTAGACTGCGGTCAGGTAATGTACAGCAGTTCTATGCGACTACAACACCAGAGGGTCATGCTTGGGCGTTTGACACCTTTGAAAAAAACGCCAAAGAAGATACTCGGTTGATAAAAGCAAGAACAGCAGATAATCCTTACCTCCCAGAGGGATTTATTGATTCATTACTCGAAAACTACCCACCACAACTAATACAGGCTTACCTCAACGGAAATTTCTGCAACTTAACCACAGGGCAAGTCTATGATAAGTTTGATCGTAAAATTCATGTTTTAAATAATCACCCCTTTGTAGATGATAATGAACCATTAAGAATTGGAATTGACTTTAACATTGGCAACATGAATGCAGTAATTGGTGTGGCAGTAGGTAATAAATTTATGGTCATAGATGAAATATCAAAAAGCCACGATACTGACAGCATTGCAAAGGAAATCAAAACAAGATACCCTTTCAACAAAATATATATCTATCCTGATGCGTCAGGTGGAAACAGAAGTACAAATGCTACAAAGACCGATATCCAAATACTAGAAAGTTATGGCTTTGTAAATCAATCTGCTTTGTCTAATCCACCAGTAAGAGACAGAGTAAACTCTGTTCAAGGTTTGCTGTTAAATGGTAAAGGTGAAACAAGATTAATGATTTCAAAAAAAGCTGTTAAACTAATTGAATGTTTAGAATTGCAAAGTTATAACGAAAGAGGTGAACCAGACAAAGATGCAGGGTACGATCATATGAACGATGCGCTAGGTTATATAACTTGGCGGTTGTTCAATCCCTTACATATGTCTGCTGGCCGCAAAACTGGCATTAGGCTTTATTAAGATTATTGTTTAAACTAAAAACAAACAACGGAGTTGAATTGTGTATTCTGGCTACAGCAACTTAAATAAACAGATAACTAATAAAGGAACAGAAATAAATGATCCTAATAATACTTGGTACCAACAAGAACCACATTGGATATTAATTGAAGATTTACTTGGTGGAACATATCAAATGCGGTCAAAACATAGAAAATATTTAATGCAAGAACCGAGAGAACTTGATGAAAGTTATGACAATAGATTATCAAGGTCTGTCTGCCCACCTTATTTTTTAAGATTAGAAAGAATGTTGGCTGGTATGCTTACTCGTAAACCAGTTAGGTTAAGCGATACAGCAGATGATATTAGAGAACATTTATTCAATGTAGATTTACAAGGTAATGATCTCAACGTATGGACTTATGAAACTGCAAGAAGAATGATTCGTTACGGTCATGTTGGTGTACTGGTAGATGCGCCAGCAACAGGACAAAATGCAAGACCATATTGGGTTACATATACACCGAGAGATATTTTAGGTTGGCGAACAGAAATGATAAAAGGTTCTTTGGAGTTAACACAATTAAGACTTCTTGAAAAAGTATCAGAACCAGATGGCTTATATGGAGAGAAAATTGTTGAGCAAGTAAGGTTGCTAACACCCGGCAATTTTGAAATACATAGAAAAAATAAAACTGGAAAATATACAAAGATAGATGAAGGAACAATGCCGTTAGATAAAATACCTTTTTCTGTTGCATATTCAAACAGAGTTAATCTTCTTGAATCGAGACCACCAATGGCAGATATTGCAGAATTAAATTTAAAAGCTTATCAAATACAATCTGATCTTGATAACCAATTACATATCTCTGCTGTACCAATGCTTGCTTTCTATGGCTTTCCACAAAATGCTGAAGAGGTATCGGCTGGACCCGGCGAAGCAATAGCATTTCCAGCAGATGGTCGTGCCGAATATATTGAGCCAGATGGCAAAAGTTATGATGCACAGTTTCGTAGATTAGATAGATTAGAAAGTCAAATAAATGAATTAGGTCTTGCAGCAGTATTAGGGCAAAAGCTATCGGCAGAAACAGCAGAAGCAAAACGAATAGATAGATCGCAAGGAGATTCAACAATGATGGTAGTAGCTCAACAGATGCAAGACATGATTGATAACTGTTTAATGTTTCATGGCCAATATTTGAACTCAGAAGCTGGTAGTTGTTTTGTAAATAGAGACTTCTTATCACAAAGACTTGAGCCACAAGAAATACAAGCACTTCTTACTCTTTACACATCTGGCTCTATTACACAAAAAACATTACTTGACCAACTAACTGAAGGCGAGGTTCTTGGTGATGAATTTGATGTTGAGGAAGAAATAGAAGCAACACAAACTGGTGGCATGGTTGAAATGGCACAGCCAAAACAAGAAGCAGAACCAGAAGAACCAGAGCAAGATGCAGCTTAATTTATGTCAACACCTGAGACTTTTTACAGAGAGGCGATTGATTTAAACCGCTACAGCAACCAAGTTGCAAGACAGATTATTACGAATTACAACAATGTAATTTTAGATTTAACAAATAAATTAGCAACCATAGATGAAGTAACAGCACCAGCTACTGTTGCAAGAATAAGAGCTATGTTGGTACAGATGAAAGAGAGTCTTGAAAGCTGGTCAGTTGCAAGTTCGGTTTATTTGGCAGATGAACTTCAAGGTCTTGCTGTATTTCAAACAGAATTTGTAAAAGATCAACTTGAGAGGGTTTTACCGAAAGGTGCTGTTGGTGTTAATTCTGTACAAATATCACCAGACTTTGCTCGTAGTATTGTCTTTACTGATCCAACAGAAGTAAACATATTAACATTACCAACTGATTTAGAACCAACTGTACAAAGAACATTTAACCTTACTGCAGCAAAAGGTTCTGCAATAACTTTACCAAGTGGTCAAGTAGCAGAAAAAGCATTTCGTGGAATATCTACAAAGCAAGCAGAATTAATATCTAGTCAGATTCGTATAGGTATTACAGAAGGAGAATCCATACCAAAAATTGCAAAAAGACTTAGAGGAAGATTACAGTTTGGTTTAAATCAAGAAATGACAGCAAAAGCACAAAGACTTGCTGGTGGAGATGGCATGAGGTTAGCAAACAATCAAGTAATGACGATTGTAAGAACTTCTGTTAATCAAGTACAAAATTCTGTTAATCAGGAAACTTATGCAGCAAATCAAAATGTTACGCAAGAATATGAATACGTTGCCACATTAGATTCTAGAACAAGTGCAATATGCGGAAGTTTAGATGGAAAAACTTTTAAATATGGAGAAGGACCTATGCCACCACAGCATTTTAATTGTAGGTCAACTACTGTTCCAATTATTGATGATAAAGATTTACGCAGACAATTTCCTGATACCAGACCAAGTGCTACTGGTAGAGTGCCACAAGGTACTAATTATGCAACTTGGCTAAAAGATAATCCATCAATACAACAAGAGGCACTCGGAAATAAAAAAAGATTTTTTAATTATCTAATTGATAAAAAAAGCAAAAGTCCAAGAGAGGCTTTGCGATTAATAATAAAAGATGATGGAACAGAGTTACCATTAAAAGAGTTAATAAAAAAATATCCAAATGCCACTTAAAAAAGGGAGACAACCAAAGACAATTACAGGCAATATAAGGCAATTAATACAAGAAGGTTTCTCAAGAAGCCAAGCTGTTGCTATTGCTTTGTCAAAAGCTGGTAAGAAAAAGAAAAAATCAAGACGGAAAACAAAATAAAAGATATGATATAAATAGCTATTTGTATTGCTATGCCCGGTGGAATGTCTTATGGTTCTCCAAAACCAAAAAAGAAAAAAAAGAAAGGTGGTAAAAAGTAATGAGTAAATCATTAGCTGAAAGATTGTCTGAAGCAAAAAAAGCAAAACAGACTATTAAACCAAAAAAAGATGCGAAAGCTAAGAAGGGTACCTAAAGACAAAAAAACTGGCATTGCAAAAAAGTATTTGTCAGGTTCAAAAAATCCTGCTGCCAAAGCTGCTGAAATAAAAAGAACAGCAAAGCTTTACAAATCTGGTGCTTTTATTGATATAAAAGCGGTACAAAAATCAAGAGTTGCCCAAGATGTCACAAAAAGCAAGAAGAAAACCACTAAGCGCCGCCGTAAAAAAAGCACTAAAGGCAAAAGCTGAAGGTACAAAGTTTAAATATGGCGAACTTGCTGCTGTTTACAGAAAAGGACAAGGCGCATATCTTTCTGGTGGATCAAGAAATGTTACTATGCAAGCTTGGTCATTTGGCAGAGTAAATAGTTATATGAGAGGAGATAAGGCAAGAACAGTTGACATGGCAATTTACAAAAGATACCGAAAATGAAACTTACCACAAGACAAAAGAACACTCTTAAAAAACATCAGGAAACGCATGGTCATACAAAGGCTCATATGGAATATATGAAACGTAAGATGAGAGAAGGGGTTTCTTTCACTGAAGCACACAACATGGCAATAAAGAGGAAAGGTAAATGAAGTGTACCCTTACAGATTGGAAAAAAGAACTTGGAGAAAAAATTCTTTCTCAAAGATATGATTCTTTTACTGAAAAAAATTGTTTGCGTAAAATCTTTTGCTTACCAGATGATGTAGAAGAGTGGCAAGAGCTTCACTTGATTCAATTTTTAAATGCAATAGACCCAGAAAAATATAGAAAAAAATGACAAAAGATCCGAGACTTAAAAGATTTGGTTTATCTGGTTTTAATAAACCAAAGAGAACACCATCACACCCAAAAAAGTCACATGTAGTTTTGGCGAAAGAAGGTGACAGAATAAAACTTATACGTTTTGGTATGCAAGGTGCAAAAAATAAACCACCTAGACAAGGCGAGTCTGATGCAGATAAAGCAAAACGAAGATCATTTAAAGCTAGACACGCAAAAAATATTGCAAAAGGTAAGATGAGTGCTGCCTTTTGGTCTGATAAAGTCAAATGGTCATAAATCTGATATATTAATTTTTAAAGGCTACGCTTTAATTTATGTCTGAAGAAAACAAAGAGGTGGTTACGCCACCAACTCCAAACAACACAGAAGTTGAACAACTCAAAGAATCAATAAAAAAATTAGAACAAAAAAATTATGAACTTATTGGTAAATTAAAAAACCAAAAAGAAGAAAAATCTGTGCCAGATGATTATGAATCTTTGTTAGCATTTAAACAAAAAATAGAGCAAGAAAAACTTGAGAGTGAAGGCAAATATACAGAAGCAACACAAGCTTTAGAACAACAATACAGAGATCGTTCTGCAGAAGATAAAAAGAAAATTGAAGAATTATCTGCAAGAAACAGAGAGCTTGAGTTAATAGGTCCGTCAATCCAAGCACTTTCTGATATTACACATGATCCAGAGTTGGTTTTAAATAATCTTGTACCAAAAGAACAAATACAAATTAAAGATGGATTACCAGTAGTAGTAGATGGTTATGAACAATTACCAGTAGCAGAATATGTGAAAAATAAATTAGAAAAAGAAAAACCTTACTTGTTAAAAAATAAATCTATAAATGGTGGTGGTGCGCCAATATCAAGACCTTCAAATACAAACTTTTCTGAAGATATGATAAAACCATTTTTAAAAGAAACAGAAAATTTAGGAGAACAAGGACGTATATATAAAGTACATGGCAAAGAAACATGGCAAAAGTTGAGAGATATCGCAAAAACACGCTAGTATAGAACAAAGGCAAAGCTACGCAGAGCCAGATAGGGTTACGCCCACACCGTTAATTTTACTTTTGAACACATGGCAGTTCTAAGGAGTGACATTATCATTCCAGAGATATTTACGCCTTATGTCATAGAGCAAACAACTGCACGAGATTCATTTCTCGCAAGCGGTGTGGTTGCACCTATGGCTGAGCTAAATGCTACTGAGGGTGGTGATTTCGTCAACGTCCCTTTTTTCTCTGCAAATTTAAGTGGAGATTTTGAAGTTTTATCAGATTCAAGTTCATTAACACCCGGTAAAATCACAACTGACAAACAAGTTGGTGTTATTTTACATAGAGGACGTGCATTTGAATCAAGAGACTTAGCTGCATTGGCAGCAGGCTCAGATCCTATGGCAGCAATAGGCCAGAAGATTGGTGCATATATAGCAAACCAAAGACAAAAAGATTTACTTGCTTGTCTTGATGGAGTATTTGGTTCTGTTAATTCAACAGATTCTAATGCTGCATTTTTTGCTTTAACTATTGATGGTGGTTCAAGTGATACACCAACAACATTAAGTCCAAGACACGTTGCAAAAGCAAGATCAATTCTTGGAGATCAGGGCGACAAACTTACAGCCGTTTGTATGCATAGCAAAGTTTACTATGATCTTGTTGAGAGAAAAATGGTTGACTATGTTTTAGCTTCAGATGGAAATGGTGGTTCTGCTACTGCATCTGGTGGTACTATTCAGCCTGCATATGCTGGTGGAAATGATACTGTACCAACTTATTGCGGACTAAGAGTTATTGTTTCTGATGACGTTTCTACAACAGGTAGTGGATCTTCAACAGAATACAGTACATATTTCTTTACCGCTGGTGCTGTAGCAAGTGGCGAGCAAGCTGGTCTTACAACAGAGACAGACAGAGATATTCTGGCTAAATCTGATGCTATGGCGATTGATCTTCACTATACATATCACCCTGTTGGTTCAAAATGGGCTGTTACTACAACAAACCCAAACAGAACCCAACTAGGAACTGTAGGCAACTGGTCGAAAGTCTATGAAACAAAAAACATTGGTATCGTAAGAGCCACTAATGTTTCAACTCAAGACTAGAGGTAATTAATTATGCCATCACAATTTGAAGTTACTGCTGGAAAGTTAGCTGGACCAACAACAGGTGGTACAGTAACGCAAGCAACAAACAAGGGTACAGGTGTAACTCTTAATGCAGAGTCAGGTCAAATCACAATGAATGACGCAGCATTAGCTGCTGCTGCAGAAGTATCATTTACAGTTACAAATGACAAAATTGCTGCAACTGATGTTGTAGTTGTCAATCATGGTTCTGCTGGCACTGCTGGCAGTTATCTTGTAGCTGCAAACACTATTGCTGCTGGTTCTTTTGCAATCACAGTTTCTAATGTTTCTGCTGGTTCATTAAGTGAAGCTATTGTTATTAATTTTGTTGCACTTAAGGGTGCCTCAAGTTAATGGGAATCTTCGCTTTCAAGCGTATGAGAGAACAAGAGGCTGCCAAATTGGTAGTCTCTGTTCCCTCTAAAAAAAAGAAAACAAAAGTAAAACAAAATGGCAATCACGATAGACGCAACAGTAGGAGGATCATCAGCAAATAGCTATCTTACTTTGTCTGATGCCAATTTAATTATTGAAGGTTTGATAGCAGATGATGATGTTTCTGCATGGGACGGATCAAGTAATGATAATAAAAACAGAGCTTTATTCACTGCTGCTATAAGAATTGACAGAGAAAGATTTTTAGGCGCAAGAGTAACCGATACACAAGCATTACAATGGCCTAGAACTGGTGTTAGAAAACCAGATACCTATATAAATACATATTCTGTTGGCTTTCCTTTTCGTATATCAACAGATTATTTTACAGATACAGAAATACCAGATCAAGTTAAAAAAGCACAAGCAATATTAGCTGTTTACTTGAATAATAATCGTGATGGTTTAGGATTAAGTGGCCTTGAAGATTTCAAGAAAGTCAAACTTGGCAGTCTTGATGTAGAACCTAATTTCTTTGGTTCTGTTGGTGCTGATAGAGTACCGCCACTATTTGAACGGTACTTCACCGGTTTACGAATTAGTGGACCCGGCAACGTCGCAATTAAAAGGAGCTAACTATGTACAATGCTGACCCAGATTTTTCATTAGGTGCTGAACTGATTACTGATACTGCAGCACATACAGGAAGATTTAAAAGAATTGATTTTAAAGAATCAACACAAGTTAACACGGCCACATCAAACCTTACTGGTAATTCAATTAATTCTGAAACTTTCCCTGCTGGTTTTGTATTATATGGTGTTTTTACAAGTATTACATTATCAAGCGGTGCTTGTGTCGCATATAGAGTCTGATGGGTCTTGCTTCTTCTCTTAAAAAAGTTGCATCTAAAAGCCTTAATAAATTAGGTGGTAATGTAACAATAAGACAGATTACAAATGGTGCATATAATACTGCGACTGGAGAAGTAAGCGAAAGTAATAGTGATACTGTTGTAAAAGGTTTACTTGAAAATATAAATAATAATGAAGTAAATGATTTAATACAGGCAGAGGATAAAAAACTTACAATATCTGCTGGTGATATTACATTTGTACCGACACCAAAAGATAAAGTAATTATTGCATCTGTTGTTTATAATATTATTTCTATAACTACTAATCAACAAAATAATATTCCAATCACTTTTGAAATATTTGTGAGGGCATGATGGTACGGCAAATAAGATTAGATCAAATAGATGATCTTATGGGAGAAGCAGTACAAGAGTTAGTACAAAGAACAACATTACGTTGGACAGAACTTTCTAAAAACGCAACACCTGTAGATACAGGTAATTTAAGACTTGGTTGGAAAACTAATATACAAAAATTTAAAGGAACAATTATTAATAATGTTGAATATGCAGAACCAGTTATTTATGGAACTTCACTACCGCCTAGTTGGAAAGGAAGATATAGAACAAGGCAACAGACCATAAAAGGTTTTCCAGAATTACAAGCCAAACAACTTACAACTCAATACATACCAAATGAATTAAAAAAAATTATTAGGGGTATGTAATGGCAGCAGTAAACCTTAATACAGTAAGACAAACTATTGAAGCAAGACTTGCTACAGAACTTGCTACGAGTCCAGTAATACCAGTTGTATTTAACAATATGCCATTTGATTCTTCTGCTCAAGATTCTTTTGTTCAATGTACAACAAGTTTTGGTGCTGGCTCATATTTAACTCAAGGCGATGCAAGTGGTACAAATTCAGTTGTTGGTTTAATTGTTTTAGATGTTTTTACAAATTCTGGTATTGGTAGTGGTGCTAATTTTACTATTTGCAAAAGACTTCGTGACCTATACAATAAAGAAACAGTTTCAAATGTTATTTTTGATTCACCTATTGGTCCTGAAGTTTTATCACAAAGTCCTGAAGGTAAATTTCAAACACAAATTCGTATAACATTTGAAATATTTGAGGAACTCTAAAATGGAATTTACTGAAGAAATGCTTGATGCAATTGAAGCTGTAAAAGGCAGAAGAGATGGAAAATATTGGGATCCACAATGCCGAAGATATTTTGAAAAACAACAAGCAACAAAAAAAGATGTAAAAAAAGCTGAAAAAGGTTAATATATTTATAAATCTTTCTTTTAATTGTTATGGCTGCTGTAAAAGGTGATGTTGGACAGGTCAAATTTGATGATGGCGGTTCTTCCGTAAACCCTGTTTTAGGTACAAGGTCTTGGTCTATGTCTATTACTAAAGATACTCAAGAAACAACTGTACAAGGTGACACTTTTAAATCTTTTGTTGGTGGTTTAATAGAGGGGGAAGGAACTGCCGAGCTTGTATATGATGCTGCTGCTAGTGGTGAAACTGCAACCTTTATGGATGGTGTATTAACTACTGGTGATAATGCAACAGCAGCTTTTGAATTATTTCCTGATGGTTCTAGTGCAACTAAAAAAATTAGTTTTGATGGTTTAATAACAAACTTTGAGCAAAGTTCTTCAATGGGTGATATTAATACAATTACAATTACATTTAAACCAAACGGCACTATTACTTCTGCTATTTAATTAACTTATGGCTAATCAAAGAACAGCAGATATTCTTATCAATGGTTACAAAGATGAGATGACTTCTAGAAGGAAGTATGACCTTAAAGATTCTAATAATAAAGTTTTAGAAACTATTTACTTTCCACCTATAACTAGATTTGATAGGCAGAAAGCACAACAATTAGCTGGCACTGATGAAGCTTTAACAGTTTCAACTCAGTTGTTATGTAAAACGGCACAGAAAGAAGATGGTACACCAGCTTTTGATATGTCAGATGCGCCAATATTACAAAGATCATTACCAGAAAAGGTTTTAAATGATCTTGAGTTATTTATGATGGATATACAGTTAGATGTTGAAACAGCAAAAAAAGAATAACAAGGGATAATTGGCTAAATTTTGAATTATTCCTTGCAACAGAATTAAGTAAAACATTACAAGAATTAAGAATATCTATTACAGAGGAAGAGTTGATATATTGGGCTGCATATTACGAAGTTAAATATGACAGAGAACATAGAGAAATGCAGCGACAAAAGGCTAAATCAAGGTAATATATAATAAAGGTTATTTGTTTCTGTGGCACAATCAACGGTAAGATTAATAGTTGATGCACAGAACGCAATAGCACCATTAAAAAGAGTTAATGACCAAACTAAGAAATTAAGTCAGAGTACAAATAAGCTTAAAGGAAGATTAGATAAATCAAATAGATCATTAAGAGATACTGGAAGGTCTGCTAAACAGGCTTCATCTGGTGTTAAAACATTAACAGGTGCATTAGGGCCATTATTAAAAGCATTGGCTGTTGCTGCAACAGCAAGATTTATTTTTGTTAAAACAGCAGAATTAGAAAGTCAAAGAAAAAGTCTTGAAGTATTAACGGGTTCTGTAGAAAAAACAAACGAAATTATAAAAGAGATGCAAGATTTCGGTGCTGTAACACCTTTTACAAGTAGTCAATTAATAGAAATAACTAAGCGCATGAAAGCTTTTGGTGTTGAGACTGAGAAAGTAACTGATATGACACGAAGAATCGCTGATATTGCTGGAACGGCTGGTGCTGATATTGACTCAGTTTCCCTTGCTATAGGTAAAGTTGTGGCAAAAAATAAATTTCAGCAAGAAGAAAATATTATGTTATTAGAAAAAGGGATAAATGTTACTAAAGAATTACAAAGAATAACAGGAATGTCTGCAGAGGCGTTGGCAGATGCAATGAGTAAAGGTGCGATAAGTGCTGATCAATTTAGGGAAGCAATTGTTAATTTAACAAGTGAAGGAGGTGAGTTTTTTGGAGGGGCATCTGCACAAGCTGATACTTTGAGTGGCAGATTAAGTACCTTACAAGATTCAATAGAAACCCTTGCAAGAGCAATAGGAACTGAACTTGAAGATGAAATAAAAACAGTTTTAAATCTTGCCATAGATGCTGTCGGACAAATCACAAAGCTAGTGGAAAGTATTGGTTTGGTAAGTAAGTTAGGGAAAAAAGATATGATAAAGATTGAAACACAAGCAAGAGATGAAGCCACTAAAGAACTTTTTGGTAAAGGAAAAAAATTTGGAAGATTTGAAGGAATAACTAATCCTCAAGCAAGAAAAGAATTTCAAGAATTAATGAATTTAAAAAAGCAGGAATTAATCACAAATGCTTTAACTTCTAAAGAATTAAAAAATCAAGAAACAAAAACAAAAGTAATTAAAAACAATTTAAAAGAGTCTAATAATGAAGCTAAAGAAACAATGCTTTCTTTTGAAAAAATGATTACACCTACTGATCTTTTAAATGTAAATCTTGGCAAAACTAATAAGTTCGTTAAATCTATTGATAAAAATATTTTTGGAGTTGAAGAAACTTCTTCAGACCTAGCTAATAATTTTGCAAATATAAATTCTTCTTTAGCAAATAATGTTTCTACTGCAGATTTATTTAAAGAAAGCATAGGACAAACAAGCTTTTTAGTTAATGGCCTTTCTCTTGGAACAATTAAATTTTCTGATAAATTACAAGATGTAAAATCTGAAGCTGATTTATTAAAAGAAAAATTTATGGAAATAGGTCAAGGAATAGAGCAAGGCATCGTTTCAAACCTTACTAATGCTGTAATGGGCACTCAAACACTTGCACAAGCCGCAATGAATGTCTTAGAAAACCTTAAAAGAAAGTTAATAGAAGTTGCCATACAAAGGGCTGTTTCTGGAATAGGAAACTTCTTTGGAGGTGTATTAGGAGGTATTTTTGGAGGAGGAGGTTTTACAAATCAATTTATTGGCAGAGCTTCAGCAGTAGGCTTTAGAGCAAATGGTGGCAATGTTTCTGCTGGTGGTGCTTTTGTAGTTGGTGAGAAAGGCCCAGAATTATTACAGATGGGTGCAAGAGGTGGCAATATAATCCCGAACAATCAATTAGTAGGAAGTACAACAAATATCATAAATGTTTCCGTTGATGCTTCAGGTTCATCTGTAGAAGGAAATGAATCAGAAGGTAAGCAGCTTGGGGTGGCTTTATCAGCAGCAATTGAATCTGAACTTGTTAAACAAAAACGTCCCGGAGGTTTACTTGCATAATGGCAACTTTTCCATCAATTAGCCCTACATACGGGCAACAAAAAAAATCACAACCAAAAACAAAAACAGTACGTTTTGCTGATGGATTTGAACATAGAATTTTATTTGGACTTGTACCACATCAAAATCCAAAGATATATGATTTAACTTTTAATGTGTCTGAAACCGAAGCAGATGTTATAGAGGCATTTTTAGATAGCAGAGCAAATGATAATGCTAGCTTTGATTTTACGCCAGCAGGCGAAGGTTTTGTTAAAACAGGAACATACACACAATCAGGCACTACAGTTACCATTACAATTACAAATCATGGTATTGCTTTAGGTGATGAATTGACAATAGATTATACATCTGGGTCTGCTATTGACGGTACGTTTCTTGTTGCCTCTGTTGTAAATTCTAATACTTTTACAGTTTCGGCAGATTCAGCAGCTTCAACTAGCGGAAATGTTTCAATCACATTGTCTGGTTCTGGTAAATATGTCTGTGAATCTTGGAGTAAGTCTATCCCTTTTAATAATAGGGCTGTAATACAAGTAACATTTCGAGAGGTATTTGAACCATGAGTACTGCAAATATCATAGATGATTTACAAAATATAAATCCTTCCTCGATTATTGAACTTTTTACTTTAACAACTACAGTTGCATTGCATGGATCTGCAACTACTCATAGATTTCATAACGGTACAAGTTTAAAAGATAACGGAGAAGTGATTTGGCAAGAAAATGCATATCAACGTTTTCCAATAAAAGCAGAAGGTTTTGCTTTTCAAAGAGGGCAACTACCTAGACCGACTTTAACTGTCAGTAACGCATTTGGAACAATTACATCTATCTTGTTAAATGTAAATCAAACAACTACTGGTAATGACCTGACAGGTGCAACTGTTGTTCGTATAAGAACTCTTGCAAAATTTTTAGATATATTTAATTTTCCTAATAATGTTAATCCTTACGGTACACCAGATCCAACAGCAGAGTTTCCGCAAGAAATTTTTGTAATTGATCGTAAATCTATAGAAAATAGAGAAATAGTTCAATTTGAGCTTGCATCAGTATTAGATATGGCTGGCATTCGTGCACCGAAAAGACAATGCACTAGAGAAGAGTTTCCTTCTATTGGTACAATTAACATATGAATTGGAAAGAAGCTGCATTGTTTCATGCAAAACAGCAAGATCCTAAAGAATCTGTTGGATTATTAGTAAATATAAAAGGTAAAGAAAAATATATTTGTTGCAATAATTTATCTCTAAGTCCATATCAAACTTTTATTCTTGATCCAATTGATTATGTAAAAGCATCTAATAAAGGAGATGTCATTGCAATTGTTCATTCTCATCCTGTTACTCCACCAGAACCTAGTCAAGCAGATAAATTATGTTGTGAACGCACAAAACTTCCTTGGCATATTGTGAATCCAAAAACTGAAAAATGGGGATATTATGAACCTTGTGGGTATAAAGCACCTTTATTAGGACGTAAATGGGTTTTTGGTGTTACTGATTGTTGGAGTTTAGTTGTGGATTGGTATAGAGAAGAAAGAAATATTATTTTAAAAGATTACGAAAGAAATATGACGCCTTTAGAATTTTTAGAAAATCCTTTGTTTGAATCTTATGCCGCACAAACTGGCTTTAGAGAATTAAACAATAATGAAAATCTCGAAGAAGGAGATGTATTATTAATGTCAATAATGTATCCAACTTTGAATCATGTGGCTATTTTTTTAGGAGATATGGTTTTACATCACTTAGCAGATAGACTATCTTGTAGAGAACCATACTCAGAATGGTTATTTAAATGTACTGGGAAAAGGTATCGTTATCATGCGTAAAATAAAACTTTATGGAGAACTTGCTGAATTTGTTGGTCATACGGAATTTGAAGTTCAAGTAGATAGCCTTGCAAAAGCTGTTAGTTTTTTAATAAATAATTTTGAAGGTATAGATAAACACATGACTCCAAAATATTATCAAGTGAAGATTGGTAATTATGAAATAGATGAATCAGAATTAGATTATCCTTTAGGGCAACAAGATATACATTTTATACCTGTAATAATTGGTGCTGGAGGTGTAGGCAAATTTTTAGGTGGTGCAGTTTTACTAGGTTTAGGAATTGTCTCAGGTGGTTTGTTTTTTGCACCATTTCTTAAAAATATAGGTGTTTCTTTGATGTTGCAGGGTGTTTCGCAAATGTTATTTCCACATCCTAAAGCTCATAATTTTTCAAATGAACAAGACCCAAAATTGTCTTATAGTTTTTCTGGAATCCAACAGACTAGCAGAGCAGGTACGCCCGTTCCTATAGTTTATGGTGAAATATTCACAGGAAGTGTTGTAATAAGTGCAGGTGTTGATACTGAACAAATAGTGAAATGACAAAAGATAACAAAATTATTAGAGGTGCTGGAGGTGGCGGTTTTCAAAAAATGGCTAAAATACTTCTTGGCTCAAACAATGATTTACAAAGTAAGCAGTTTGCAACTCTTCTTGATCTGCTTTCTGAAGGTGAAATCGAAGGTAGTGCAACTGCCTCTAAAGATGGTTTTACAAATAAAAGTTCACAGGAATATCGAAATTCATTTTTAAAAGATATTTTTTTAAACAATACTCCCATATTAAAATCATCTGCATCTGCATCTTCACCTTCATCTTCAGATTTTAATTTTACTGGTTTTAAAGATGGTAATAATATTACTGGCAACTTTAAATCTAGAGAAGGAACATCACCTCAATCAGTTATTTCTGGCATACCAGAAAGTCAATCTACCACTCCTGTAGGTGTAACTGTTACTCAATCAACACCAGTAACAAGACAAATAACAAATACAAATGTTGATGGAATTAGAATTACAATAAGTTTTCCACAATTACAAAAAGTAACTGATAAAGGAGATTTTTTAGGTTCTTCTGTTGAATTAAAAATTGCGGTTCAATATAATTCAGGTGGTTTTACTGATGTAATACTAGATACAATTTCAGGTCGAGCACAATCAACATATCAAAAAGATTATAGGGTAGATGTCACAGGTGCTTTTCCTGTTGATATCAGAGTAATCAGGGTCACAGCAGATAGCACCGATGTAAAATTAGTTGATGCTTTTCAATTTTCAAGTTTTACAGAAATTGTTGATCAAGCACCACCATATAACGGTAGTGCTTACACTGCATTAAGAATAGCATCAGAGGAATTTGGTTCTATTCCTACGAGAAAATTTAGAATTAGAGGAATAAAAGTAAGAATACCAGGTGCAGGTGCAGGTGGTTCAGGTAGTCCACAGGTAGATAATTCGACAGGAAGAATAGTTTATCCAAATGGATATATCTTTGGTGGCTCTATGGGTGCAGCAGTTTATACTAATTGTCCAGCAATGTGTTTGCTTGATCTATTGACTAATACAAGATATGGATTTGGAGATCATATTACAGATAGTAGTTTAGATCTATTTTCCTTTGTAAACGCAAGTAAGTTTGCAAATACTCTTGTAAGTGATGGTAGAGGAGGACAGGAAGCTCGATTTAGTTGCAATGTTAATATTCAATCTCCTAGTGAAGCTTTTGATCTTATAAATGACCTTGCAGGTGTAATGCGTTGTATGCCTATATGGTCTGCTGGATCAATAACAATTACGCAAGATAAACCAACAGATGCAAGTTATTTATTTAATTTATCAAATGTAGGTGAAGAAGGTTTTAGTTATTCTGGTAGCAGTGCTAAGACAAGATCAAGTGTTGTATCTGTATCTTATTTCAATATGGATAGCAGGGAGATAGATTATGAGGTTGTAGAAGATACTGCTCTTATAAATAAAATTGGGCATATAGTAAAACAAGTGAAAGGTTTTGCATGTACCTCTAGAGGGCAAGCTGCAAGATTAGGTCGTGCAATACTTTTCAGTGAAGCTAATGAAACTGAGGTCTGTACATTTACAACCTCAATTGATTCTGGTGCAATAGTAAGACCTGGAGCTGTTATAGAAATAAATGATCCCGTAAGGGCAGGTGTAAGAAGAGGAGGTAGGTTAAAATCTGTTACCTCTACAACTGTTGTAACTGTAGATGATACAAGTGCAACGGATCTGACAACTGCTAATAATGCCACTTTAGGTTTGATTTTACCTAATGGAACTTTTGAAAGTAGGTCAATTTCATCAATCTCAGGCGGAACAATAACTGTAAGTTCTGCTTATTCTCAAACTCCAAATGTTAATACGGTTTGGTTGCTTGAAAATACTACAGTAACAGCACAATTATTTAGAGTTATCAATGTAGAAGAAGAAGATGATATAAATTATAAAATTACTGCTTTGTCTTATGTAAATGAAAAATATGATTTTATTGAAAATAATTTAACTTTGCCAGCAAGAGATATAACAAACCTTAATGAATTAACAGATCCACCATCAAATTTAGTTGCTGTTGAAACAATCATAAATATAAACAATCAAGCATCATCAAAAATAATTGTTTCTTGGCAGCCTATTGTTGGTGTAGTTGAATATCTAGTTAATTATCGTTTTGAAAATAATAATTTTATTAGCGAAAGAGTTCCAAGACCAGATTTTGAAATTCTTAATAATCGTAAAGGAAAATATGAGATACAAGTATTTTCATATAATTTGCTTGGACAGTTATCTTCTACTTCAAGTGATTTAACATTTAATTCTGTAGGAAATACATCAGTGCCAGATGATGTTACTAATTTACAAATTACTCAAGTAAGTAGTACGCAAGCAACATTAAACTGGACACAATCAACTTCAATAGACGTTATATCAGGTGGATCTGTAGTAATCAAACACAGTACAAAAACAAATGCTACTTTTGCTGATGCTGTTTCATTGTTAACAGTCGCAGGTAATTCTACAAGTGCAAACGTACCAGCTATTACAGGAAAATATTTTGTTGTTTTTGAAAATATAGCAGGAAAACAAAGTGCAAATCCAGCAAGTGTTGTACTTACTGCTATTACTGGAAATCATACTTTAATATTAGATAGAAAAGAAGACACAGATAATCCTACATTTCAAGGTACTTTTAGTAATGTAGAGAAATACAATCCACCAAACTATCCAACACCTTTGACTGGTATTGTTTTGAAAGGTAATATACTTTGGGATTCTGTATCTGATGTAGATAATCTTGTGAGTTGGGATTTCCCAAATGATGTATTAGCTAGTGGAGAATATGAATTTGATAATGTTTTAGATTTAGAAGAGATTCATGATGTGTTACTTGAAAGAAGATTATCTGCTACTGGATTTAATGTTTCAACTGGGTCAGCAGTTTCGGATGTAGATGCAAAGATTTTTGTTAGTACAACAAATGATGACCCTAATAGTGGATCAGCTACATTTACTGCTTTCCAAGAATTTGGTAAAACCCTTCTAAAGGCTAGAGGGTTTAAATTTAAGGTAGCTTTAAGTTCTTCAAGTACGACATCAAATATTTGTGTGACTGAACTTGGTTTTAAAATGTTTATGACATCTAGTACTCAATTTCCAACAAGTCAAATTGCGAGTGGCACTGCACAAAAGGCAGTTACATTTCCGAATAAATTCTTTACTGGAGTTAGTGTAACTATTGGAGGAGTAAATGGATTTGTACCAATAGTCAATGCAAATATAGTAAATATTCAAACAGGTGATACTATTGCAATCTCATCAATAACCAAATCTGGATTTAATGCAGATGTAAAAGATTCTGGTGGTAATTTTGTAAATCGTAATTTTGTTTACCAAGCCAACGGATTAAGATAGTATAAATGTAAAATAAATTTTATTGTGGCACAAGATTCTTTATCCGTACAAAACGGCACTGGTGTTGTAGTTAGACAAGCTATTAATACTGCAATGCAGGCAAGTGCTACAAATCAAAGTGGTAGTTCTGCACCTTCGACAACATATCCCTTTCAATTTTTTGCTGATACAAATTCAAATACATTAAAGATTAGAAATGCTGCTAATGATGCATATATAAATGTATCTGCGGCTGGTCAAATCGGTGCAGCAAATTTAGGTTTATTACCTGCTGCTGGTGGAACGATATCAGGAAATTTGACGGTTTCTGGAAATTTAACGGTTAATGGATCTACGACAACAATTGATAGTACCACTCTTACGGTAGAGGATAAAAATATAGAGCTTGGAAAGGTATCAAGTCCAAGTGATACTACGGCTGATGGTGGTGGAATAACTTTACTTGGAAGTACGAATCATACATTTAATTGGATCAATTCAACTGATAGCTGGACAAGTAGTGAGCATATTGCTTTACCTGATAATAAAAAATTACAGTTGGGAGATTCGCAAGATTTAAAAATTTATCATTCTGGAGCACACAGTTTTATTGAAGATAGTGGAACTGGAAATTTAAGCATATTAACTAACAGTTTACATATAAATAATCCTGCTAATACTGAAGCTATAGCTAGATTTAATGAAAACGGAGCAGTAGAGTTATATCACGACAACAGTAAAAAAGCAGAAACATCAGCGACTGGATTTGATGTAACAGGAGCTATCACTGGAACTGCTGATGCAACAATAAATTCAATAGATATAGGTAAAGGTGCAAACTCTGTTGCTGGTAATACTGTTCTTGGAGAAAATGCTTTAGATGCTGCTGTTACTGGTGCAGATAATACTGCAATAGGTAAAGGTGCTTTATCTGAACTAACTTCTGGTACTAATAATACCGCTTTAGGTTCAGTATCTTTAGATGCGTTAACTACTGGAGGTGAAAATACAGGAATTGGTAGGTCATCTTTAAGTTCTACAACTACAGGGCAAAACAACACTGCTGTAGGTTTTAATTCGTTAGTTCTTAATACAACCGCAAGTAATAATACAGCTTTGGGTAGAAGTGCTTTAGGCGGAAACACAACTGGTGAAAACAATACTGCTTTAGGTAGAGCAGCATTAGCAAATAATACAACTGCTAGTAATAACATTGCTGTGGGTGCACTTGCTCTACTAGCAAATACAACTGGTGCTGGTAACGTTGCTATAGGAGTTGAAGCATTAGACTCAAATACCACTGCAAGTAATAATACTGCGATTGGTCTTGCTGCGTTAGGGGCAAACACAACTGCTAGTCATAATACAGGAATTGGTTTTCTTAGTTTATTAGCAAACACAACTGGAGCAAATAACACTGCCGTAGGTTCAGAAGCTTTAGATGCTAATACTACTGCAAGTAATAATACTGCTGTAGGAAGAGCAGCATTAGGAGCAAACACAACAGGTACAGCCAATGTTGTGGTAGGTTCTACGGCTTTAGATGCAAACACAACTGGAGATTCTAATGTTGCTATTGGACATAATTCTTTAAGTGCTAATACTACAGCCGATAGCAACACTGCTGTTGGTAGAGATTCTTTAAGAGTAAACACATCAGGTACATTAAATGTAGCTATTGGTTTTCAATCTTTAGATTCAAACATCACTGCAGCAGCTAATGTTGCGGTTGGTGGAAATTCTTTAGGTTCTAATACAACTGGTGCTGCTAATACAGCTATAGGTAATGCTGCTTTATTTGCAAACACAACAGCAGATGAAAATACCGCAGTAGGAGATTCAGCATTAGAAAATAATACAACTGGTGAAAATAATACTGCTGTAGGAAGGAGAGCATTAGAAGCTAACACAACTGCTGATGACAATACAGCCGTTGGTAGAAGAACATTGTTAACAAATACGACTGGAACTAGAAATACTGCAATAGGTTCTTTAGCTTTAGATTCAAACACAACAGCAAATGATAACACTGCTGTAGGTAGGGCTGCTTTAGGATTTACAACGACAGGTCACAGTCTTGTTGCAGTAGGTTCACTTTGTTTAGATCATAATACGACAGGAATAGGTAGTACAGCAGTTGGGTTTGAGGCTTTAACTGCTAATACAACAGCAAATTATAATACAGCTATTGGACATGAGGCACTAAAACTAAATACAACTGGAACTAACAACGCAGCTGTCGGTGCTTTTGCTTTAGACGCAAACACTACAGGAAGTCAAAATATAGCTATAGGTAAAAACGCATTAGGACTTAATACTACAGGAGGTCAAAACATAGCTATAGGGCATCAAGCTTTAGATGCTAATACAACTGCTAGTAATAATACAGCCCTTGGATATTTTACATTAGCAGTAAACACGACTGGAGCTGGTAATACAGCAGTAGGTAAAGGTGCAATGCCAGCAAACACTACAGGTAATAACAACGTGGCTCTTGGTAAAGATGCCATGCAAGATAATACAACTGGAACACAGTGTACAGCTTTAGGTCAAAATGCGTTAGCAGATAACACAACTGCAGATGATAACACTGCTGTAGGATTCAAAGCTTTGCGTTTAAACACAACTGGAGCACAAAACACTGCTTTAGGAGCAACAGCAGGTGATCTTATAACAACAGGCTCAAATTGCACATCTCTGGGTTATCAGGCAGACCCAAGTGCTAATAACGCAACTAATGAAGTTACTCTTGGTAATTCAAGTATTACTGCCATCCGTTGTCAAGTACAAACAATAAGCGCACTTTCTGATGAAAGAGACAAAACAGATATTGTTGATTCAGAAGATGGCCTTGATATAATAAATGCGCTTAGACCAAGAAAGTTTAAATGGGCAATGCGTGAACCTAGTGATAATAATGGAAAGACAGAACTTGGCTTTATAGCTCAAGAAATTGATGCAGTATTAGGTGACAAAAATGATTATATTGGTGCTGTCTATAAATCCAATCCAGAAAAACTAGAAGCTTCTTATGGCAAATTTGTACCAATATTAGTAAAAGCAGTTCAAGAATTATCAGCAAAAGTCACAGCCCTCGAAGCAGGGTAAACTGTAAACAAATCTATTTTTTTATTATGGAAGAAAGAACCGCAGATGAAATCGCAGCAATTTTCTCTGCTGCTGGTGATAGTGTAACTGTTATCAACACTGCAAAGGCTTCAGATGAAACTGACACCGAATACAAAGATAAGATCAAGCGTAATGTAGATCATCTTGAAATAATCAAAGCTTATAAAAAGCTTGATGATACAACTTCTATCTGGACATCAGAAGACTTTACTGCCATAGATAAAGCAATTACTGATGGTAAAAAGGTTTACGAATAAATGAATTTACAGGAAAAACTTACACAATTAGCTGTGGAAAGAGAGCAGTTAATTGTTGCTTTGCACGAGACGACAGGTGCAATGAAGATAGTTCAGCAACAAATTGATGAGCAAAATAAAATAGACGAACCAAAAACAGAAACACCTAAGAGTTGAATTTAAGTTAAAAACGATTATCATTGAGCTTTATTCTTTTTAATAATGCTTAAAAAAGTACTAACAATAGCTGCTGCTTCAGCTTTATCAACACCTGCATTTGCTGGTTTCTATGTAAACGTAGAAAACAATGGTTCTTATACAGGCAAAGATTACACTGGCTCTGGCACTGACTTACATCTTGGTTATGAAAATGGTAATGCCTTTGGTAGCTACTACATTCAAGGTGGTGCGTATCTCAACAACCCAGATGGTGCAGATTCAGAAACAAACTTCTCTGGTAAAGTTGGTGGCTCTGTAGTTGCATCAAAAAATATTGATGTATATGGAGAGTTTTCTATAGTGACTGACGACACTAACAGTTATGGAACTAAGGTTGGTTTAAAGTATAAGTTCTAGTCATCATTGACAGAGAAACATAGAGTGGAGCCAATGCACAAATAGAGCAGAAAGTTATAATAGTGACAGGTACTAATGCTTTTGCAAAGGCTTCTCTCATGGCTAAAATCTCTCAAATATTATCTATTTTAAGTTTTATTATTTCTACGTCAATGCTAGGCGGTGGCGTCTATGCTTACAAGTATTTTTCTTCAGAACAATTTAAGACAAGAGTAATGAATGAAGTCATGGAAAGAGTCACAGAGATTTTACCGACACAGATTGATAAAAAACTACCAACATCTACTGGTAAATCATTGCCACTTTGATGGAAATACCAGAAATTGTTATACCAGAAATAGTAATTCCAGAAATACATTTACCTCAGACTTACATACCTAATTACGAACATTCAAATATTAATGTTATTGGCTGTAATTATTACCACAGAGACACAAGAAATACTGGCAACAGAAATCTTATATTAGATGATCCGAATGGTGTTATATCTGATTGCCCTTTTCCATCATTTACACCTTTGATATATGATGCACAAAATTTAATTATTACAGAACAAGCAGCACCAGTTACAGAGCAAGAAAAGTTACCAGAGGGCAAACCACCAAAAACAGAGATACCAAAAGATAAAAAAAAAGAACCTTTAATACCTGATTGTCCGAGCAAAAAAGATCAGAGGGTTGGAGATTTTCGTAACGAAAAAAGGCTAGAGCGTGTTACTGGTCATAAAAGAGGTGATGATGGAATTGAGTGTATAACGATTTATGAGGACGTCGCATTCAAAGATCAGTACATTCCAGAAGTTTCTACTATTGTATCTACTGCTGTTATTGGCTTGGTTGCTGCCAGTACTCCATTATTACTTAATGCA